TCGTCGCCACGACAAATGCGGTGATGATCGGCGTGATGAGAACAATTAAAGCTCCCACCAGCCAGAAGATCGTTTCTAATCGTGTCTGTTTGATAACGATCTTGGATAGTTTTTCGTAGATGTCCTTTATATCCAACCGGATTTCTCCAAGCGTTTTGGAATCCTGAACTATATGATTATCCATTATCTTAATGCTGTTCATTTGCATCTGTTCCAGTTTGGCCAGCCGTTCGAATTCATTTTTTTCCATCACTCAAGCTCCCGTAAGCAATATCTGCATTGCGTTGACATGATAGGCCGGCCAACCGAGCGGACTGAAATGCCTTGCATCCTCACCAGCCACTATCGGCGGGTCGAGGTCGCGCCCGAACCAGTTTATCAGCCGCGTTCCACCTCTCAGAACCAGCGCAGGCCCTTCCCGCTGGTCAACGTAATGCGAATGGGCATCCAGACCTTTCAGCCCGACAAACTCAAATCCCGGCCCCTGGCGGACGCTGGTATGTCCGCCGAACAAACGCATGGCGGTCAGAAACGAGCCTGATAGCTTTTTCGCGCTCCATTCTTCTCGTAGCTCGTCGCCGACCGCGTCCTCGAACAACCAGCCTCCGCCGTCTGTTTCCACCACCACATCCCGGAACGAGCCGAGCGTCGCTCTGGCGCAGCGCTTTTCCTCCCCCCGCTTAGGCCACGATATCCAGCCATCGGGCACGCCGTCGGGCGTGATTCTGATCGTGAGTGCGCGGGTGTCTATTGGATTGTGGATCACTACATCGTCCAACAGCGGTGAACCGCAGTTTTCCAGAATCACCGGAGCGCGAATGCAGACGTTGCGAATTCGCGGATGCCATGCGCTCAACGTAATTGGGATATCTATAAATGTATTGCCGGAACCTGTTCCCTCAATGACGACATTTGGATCGTAACGGTGAGCCGACAGAAACACCGCCAGCCGCGAGAGCGGGCCGTATACTCCGGCGTAGAGGCGGATGCTAGGCATAGGGTTTATTGACGAAAGTCATGAATCCTTCCAGCACCAGAAAATCAGTGGCAACGGCTAACTGACCTGTGAAAGTCACATCCTGATTGGTGCTCGTATCAATGGTCCCCGTTATCGTGGCGGCGGTTGATACGGAGAATCCGAACGAAGTGGAATGGGTTCCTATTTGTTTGTCCAACACGCCACGGTTACGGATAATAATGAGGTTTTGTAAAGTCGCAGCCGCAGTCTGTGTTTGGCTAGAAAATACAGTAGCACCCAACTTTACTCTTAATATCTTGTTGTTCGCTGAATTGTTCATAGTCCATAGCGGGCAGCTTTCCAGCGCGCCGTTTATCCCCATAAGATTGCCGGGGACAGGGACGGTCACCAATGTTGTTTCCGCCGTGATGCCCGTATAGGCTCCCGGTCCTGCCGCTACAATAGCGACAGGGGCGGCGGGGACGTAGGGAGTATCCGTTCCCAAAACATTGTCATACACCGTGCCGAGCGTAGTGCTTGACATGACGGTATAATATGCCCCCGCCGCCGAGCCGGCATAGACAGCTCCCGCTGGAAAATACAGCCAGATACTTGAATAAGTCAAGTTAAGCGCCGTGCCGCAAGTCAGGGCACCATTCGCCGCCATCGTGCCGGTGGGAGCTATCCCGACAGGAACGGCTGATTGCGCCAATGCCAATGTTACGGGCACGTTGCTGGAACGGATTATTGAGCCGCCACTATTCAGTATTCCCATTACACAACCCTCCGGCCTTGAACTTTGGCCCCCGTCCCGGTGATGGCCGTAACCTCCATCCAGATATAAGTCCAGTAGTGCTCATCAACATGAACGGCGTCCGTGTCTGCCACAACATCATTGTTCGTGACCCCCGTGCCGGACAACGTAAGCGTTCCGATTTCAAACTTCTCAGCAGCGATAGCCGAAGCCATCACTACGTCAGAACCATAAATTTTCACCGTGGCGGTGGCTGCTATTGTGTTATTCGCGCCCAGTGTTGCACTATAGCGGCATTTGGATTTCAACCCCGCGCCGGTAAGTTGTGTGCTGGTCGCCGTGCCGGTTGCTGTGGCGTTGGTGAGCATTATGGTAGATGCCCCTTCGATACCATCCGTGACCAGCCCCGCGCCGGCGATGCTTTTATTAGGGACTAAAGTTCCAGAAGTGCTATCTTCCGTAAAGACTTGTACTGTACCTTGTGATCCAAAACTGTTGGACATATTTACTCCTTATTTGATTTCACAAGCCCACACTTGGGCATGGTTGTTGAATTCCTGGACGATCATCTGCCTATCTCCGTTACCCTGATATAAGAATTAAGTACACCACCAAACCAATCAGCTCCGGCTTGCCCATTAAATGTGAACGTAGCGCCTGCGGCTTGCCCGGCCCTTACTTTGAAGGTCGTACTAGAGACTGTGCCCGCCGCCATTTCCCATGCAAAATAAAGTGGGATGACATTGGTGTTTGCCGTAACCACGACCTTGGCGGCTGTAAGCGCACCGGCTGTAGTGTCCTGAAATAGAGCGGCACTCCATGAAGCGTTCGCACTAGCAAACCCGTGTATTAAAACCTCTATGAACAATCTATTCGTGATAGATTTTGGCGTTATGGACACCGACAAGTATTGGTATCCCTCCGTGTTTTGGGGTATCGTGTTATCGTCTGGCATGGCCGTTACATCTGCCGAGACTACCGATGAAGTTGAGATAACAGACTGGACTACAACATTACCGCCTTTTCTAACAGGACGAACAGTAGTGACGGTTGTAGATTTTGCCCTCAGGAAAACTCGGTCCCCCACTTCTGCTGTCCAGTTGGCGTCACCATCCACTTCAAGATTGGCATTGTCCGTCCAGATGTGGGCGGCGTTCATGTATATTTCTACTTCCGCACCAGCTTGTGGGGCGTTGGCTAGAGCAGTGAAAGTAACTGCTGTTCCAGTGGCGGTTACATAATTACCAAGACTCCACGGGTCCATAGTCGTTGCGTGGGCCGCTATCGAAGCATTGGCGTCGATAACCGACTTTCCGGACATGGTGAGGGTGCCGGAATGGGTATAATCTTCGGCTGTCTTGAAGGCTTTGGAATGTCTGGCCTTATTTGATACGAGAAAACCATTTGCCGCCGCATTAACGATAACTCTTAATTCTTGCAGAGATAGAATCGTTATGTTTGCGGCTGTCTCGTTAATGGTATTTCCGCCCGTGGTTCTCGCCAGTGTGACGCTGTTGGAAGCATCTGTAGAGATAATATCGCAAAACCATCCCGCCGTTAATGTTGCGGCATCGGATAATGTCAGCGTAACTCCTGAACCGGAGACTTGGATTACCTTGTTAAAATGGGTTGAATCTAAAGTGGTATTGGTAATTAAAGCCGTGGGGCCGACATTGAAATGAGTCGTAAGTTTGGAATCTATGTTTTCAATGGCTGTCTTGAGGGGAGTAGATAACTTTCCTTTTACAGTAGAATATTTTACTTTATTCGCTTCTGATACTGTTCCGTCATCACTGGGAGGCGTTGCATCCCAACCACTGATTGTTTCTGTAGTGTACTTGCTGCCCACGATGGACTCCTATATAATGTTTTAAATGAAGCCCGTTCTTGATTTAACAGGCAGACGATTCCAGCGCCTAATAGTATTAAAGCAAGCAGGAATGATTAGAAAAGGTGCAGCTTGGTTATGCCGTTGTAATTGCGGCATTGAACTTATTGTTGATGGTAGAAATCTACAAAGCGGTAATAGCAAAAGCTGCGGTTGCCTTCGCATAGATAAAACACGAGAACGTTCTATCACTCATGGAAAATCCCATACTCGTACATGGGAGCTTTGGCAAGCTATGTTAGATCGCTGCCATTATAAAAAAGGTATCCAATTTCGTGACTATGGTGGCCGTGGAATTACGGTTTGCCATCATTGGAAGAAATTTGAGAATTTCCTAGCTGACATGGGAGAAGCTCCCAGTAAGATGTCAATCGAACGGGAAAACAATTCGAATGGTTATTCTCCCAATAATTGCAAATGGGCTACTCGTACTGAACAAGCTAACAATAAACGCAATAACAAGCGTATTACATTTAATGGAAAGACCATGACTGTTGCTCAATGGTCTATTGAAACAGAAATTCCATACCACACCCTTTACCAGAGATTATTTAGATATGGATGGCCTTTTGATAAAGCGTTAAAATTGTAGTACCGATGGCACATCTCCTTATTCCTGATTAATATCTTGTTGGTTCATGGGTAGCCTTCCCGCCTGATAAGCAGTAATACCTGTGCCTCTGGCAATGGGAGCAGTTCTCCCTATCTGTCCAAGCAAGACACTCAATTCACCTATCAATCTGGGAGAAGAAAGCGGAATCAATGCGGCTAATTTCGGACTAGCTAAAGCCGCCAATCCACCACCTAAAAGAGTAAACATGGGGCCAATGCGGTGTGACCAGGGAGATTTAAACAAAAGACCCGAAGCCGCTCCTGTTACATTACCTCCGCTTTTATCCATCGTTTCCAATAAAGATTTCCTAAATGTATTATCTTCCCGGATGGCGGTAATGAGTTTTCGGATAGCCGTATCTGAAGCAGCTTTCCCACCTGCCATGCTTTTTAATGAAAAAGCCTTTTCTATATCATTGATAACTTCGCTGGATTTCGCATATTCCTTAACCATGTCGGCATAATCTGGAACCGCTGAAATGATCTTGTCTTTTACGGCTTTCTCTAAGTTGGAGACCATAGCGCGGGAATTTCGATTGGTTGAATAATAATCGCCAATGCGTCTTTTCAAAACATCCAGCATGGCCGGAGTATTGTCTCCGGCCTTACTCCCCCATTCTTGTACCATGTTATAAATATCTTTAACTTCATTGGCCGCTGTTCCCGTAACCGTGGAACGACTGAAATCCAATTCTCCGTTTACTTTTTTAACATTGAACCTTTTTAACCAGTTATTAGCCAATGACTTAATATCATTAATAGGAATTTGTTGTGTGGCATTTTTAAGATTGGACAATTTGCTTTGATAAGCCAAGCGACGAGATTCTTTTATTGAATCTAAAGCATCCGTGGCATTTTGAAGAACTTGTGATTCAGGAACATTACCGCGCATGGCGTCTTTGAATTCTTTGCTTCCTTTTATAGCTTCCCCAACGGCTTTGTAACCAGCCGAAGTCGTCATGCCAGTCCCCCATTGATAAGCATGACCAGCCACCTCCTTCACGGCTTTACCGGGAAGATAAAGAGGATTCGTTACTTTCGATACGGTAGAAAGCGGTTTTGCTAATCCTGTTCCACGTGTTAATCCGGCTCCTAATCCAGTTAAGACTGACACATCAGCGGCAAATCCTACTGGATCGGTTTTGATGGTTTCACCAATATTTCTTATCCCGCCATAGCGTTCTTTATAGAACTGCCCAACAGCACTAGCGGCTTGTTCTGCTTGTTGTGAATATAACAATGGATTTCCTGATGTTTTAAAAGACTCAGGAGCAAGAAGATTTTGTAACCCACCAGCGGCAACATTAAGTAAATTACTACCTGTTTGAAGAGGATGTGCTACTGTTTGTGTAATTCCAGATATAAAACGTCCGGCACTTTCAGGGATATTACCGATAGTTTCAAGAATAGGATTCTGATTCTGTTGTATCGTTGGCGTTGTTTTAGTTGTTCCTAATTTAATTTGTAAGGCAGCAAAGGCTTGTTCAGGAGTAGCATCATCCGGGCCTTCGATGGTATGAATCTTCCCGTCCGGCCCCTCGAAATCGAATGATTTCATTTAGTTCTTGATCCTTTATAAACAAAACCACCGGGTAATGTGGGCTGTTTTGCGGTTGGTTCCTGACCAGCCTTTTGATTAGCACGTTTTTCTGCTAGATCAAGATACCTTTGTACTTCCGCCCATGCTTGTCTAGCCGCTGGAGCGGATTGTTTGGTATTGATAGCTCTTGTATAGGCTGCCGTGACTTTCTTTCCTTCCGCGTCCGATAATTGACCAAGCCCCTTCATCTTCTGTATTGAAATCTCGAAAGTAGCGGCTTCTAATTGAGCACGTCTGGCTTCTGAATTTGAAGCCTCCGTCCCTGGAATATAAACACTTGGACTGATCTTTCCAGAAAGCCCGTAAATCGTGTCGAATCCTTTGGAATTTACTAATCCGCTTACTCCTTCACGCATTTTGTTAATTTCATCCAGATTCGAGCCTAAATCAACTTGAGCTTGTGCTTGAGCACCGGCTTTGACTTCAGCGGCTTTCTTTCCACCTTCAATGGCGGATTTACCAGTTACTTCACCGCTCAATGTGGAAAGCGGAATTACAGGAAGTCCCGTGACAGTCGGGGCCATGCTAGGCACACCGCCAATATCGGCAATACGATAACCCTGACGTTTCAGTTCCAGGAAACGTGCTTGATCTGCTTTAGGTAGAGCATTATAGAAATTCCATTCTTTAACGGCCGATGGGTCTGGACCACCACTTGTTTCACGCATCTGCTTTTCAATAGTTGACAGTTTCCCGGCAGATTCGGTTAGTCCGGCTCCAATCAATTCAGGAATGGCTTGTCCATAATTGGCTTTCTGGACGGGAAGTAAAGTCTCGCCGGGACGGGTTGGGCCGAATTGTTCTTGAGTTCCGAAGTAACGAGCGATGATTCCTTTTTCCGTGCCTTGCAAAGTAGAGGCTTTCTTGTATTCATCGAAGGCACTAGCGTATAGTCCGGCTGATAATTTATTACGTCTCATCAATTTCTTTACTTGATCTTCGTTTAATTGCCCCGTTCTAATGGCGTCCAGATTACTCAATAATTTACGTTGGTCATTCGGGCTTCCTGGATCAAGACCAACTTGGCCTGTAAGTTTTTCCATGAAACCGCGTTCTTCAGGGAGCGAGTCCACATATTTAGCAAATGAAGATGTTTGTGATTCTTGTGGTAAATCCCGCATAGATTTAATGTCAGATCGAAGTCCGGCCATTAGTCTGTTCCCGGTTTACGTTTACCACCGAATTCAAGGCCGAAACCAGAACTGCTACTTTTACCAGTAGCCGTTCCTTGCTGTTCCATTCCAAGCCCCAGAGAAGCTAATTCTTGTTGAAGCCTCTGTTGTGCTATTTCATTGGAGAATCCATTTATATTCTGTTCTACCTGAATTTTTCCTATCAAGGCATTGAGCATGTCTTTATCAAGGCCAGTGATAGCTGAAAGACTTTCAGCATTGGCAATCGCGGAGGCATCACCAATCTGTCTGGCCGTGTCGAAGTCGAGATTGGAAAGAGCTTGATTGGCGAAAGAAGAACCGCCCATCTGTCTTAAACCCAAGTCGCTTTGTAATGCCCCTAGTCTGGTAGCCCCTGCTTGAGCGACGGGATTAACTCTGGCTTGGATATAAGGACTTTGATTTGAGACTAACTGATTACGAATCCCCATTGTATTGGTTTGGTAATCATTAAATCCCTGACTCAAATTTCCCAACATTCCACGACTTCTGCCAAGGGCTTCTTCCTGCAAAGTTCGTATAGAAGGATCAAGATTAAGTTTAGTCCCACTCCAACTTGAATAGCCCGTGTTCGTGAAATAAGGACGACTGGTGGATTGTTGGCTCAGACTTTCTTTTTTACTGCCAAATCCTAATTTTCCTGACATTTCAATTTACCTCTGACAGAATAGATATATTCATCCCCACGGGGGTCTCCGTTGATAATCTTTCCAACATAAAATAACACTCCATATTCCTTGCATTTGTTATGTAAAGCCATGTCTTTTTCCAAAGATTTGACGATGCAAACTCCGATCTTTTTGTATCTGACCATTTGATAGAAAGCGACTTGTGACCTCAGTTTGTTCCTGATCGAAGCCCACGGAAAATATTCACAATGCGGTTCTATTCTCCAGCCGTCTCCGATAATGGATACGAAGGCTATCGGGCCTTTATGGGATTCGTAAGACTCATTTACATCTTCCGCCATCCACAATTCATGGGATTGGGTCAATTTCTCGACTTCGGTGGCGAAGTCGAACTGCTCCAAGTCTCTAGGCAGTTCATGGAAACAACCATTCTGATAAGCGGCCCACAAAATACCGATGTCTTTGTGATATTTGTCACCATCGTAGATTTGCAAAGGCCGGAAGTAAGGACGGCTTTTTCGAAATAGCCGGTCCCGCTTGTCTTTGGTCATTTACACCTTTAATTTCATTATGTCGAATAGTTGTACACTCTGAACAGTAAGACTGACATAAAAACCAGGCCCACGACCGACAGGTGAAAAACCTTTAGTCGAAGTCCGTTGGCTTAATTGAAAACCTGTATTGAAGTAAAAGAGACCGCCGAAATAAGCTGATCCTCCGAAATAAGAAGCTGTATCTCCAGTCCCCGGTCCGTCTAACGGGACGGTGCAACGATTGATTGCATAATCATCGGCCCATTCAAAGTCCATCAACAGATCACAATCTGCGATTCTTCGGTATTCAATCCTTCCCCGAAGTCTCATGGTATTCGTGTCCAGACCTTCAATGTCATCTACATATCGAGACTTACGATTAGTCTCGATAGTTTCCGATCCACCATCTCCAGAACCTCCTGTACCATCCATCTGGTATATATTCCCAGACGAATCGCCCCAATAGACGTAGTAATTATCGCCACCGGGCTGTCTTATATAAGCTGGCCCATTGGTTGAAAAACTGGATGTATGGCCTGTTTTATACAAAGACCAAGGAGAAAACTGAGTCCCTAACATCTCTTTGAACAGGACAAGAAGTTTGTTAGAACCAGCGAAGAAATAAACTCTCTGTCTGGACTGATCGTAAATCGTCTGACAATCCGTGAGACCTGAGACGGTCGTTCTGACGAATCTGGACAAGTCGTCCGTCTTAACGTCTCCGAAGTCGGCGGTTGACCTTACCGATTCGATCACGCCGTCTTTCTTCATGTAAACAACATCATCACCGATGTTTACTAATGTCTCGGTTCCAATGGCCGAAGACCCAGCGTAATAGGAAACCCAAGCAAAAGTAGCGGTCGTCGTTCCTGACAGTTTCCAAAGTCTTCCGCCTTCGGTCGAAATGATTAATTCGCCATAAAACAAAGCCACGCCGTTAATAGGGCGAAGGTCGGGAGTCAGCATGTAAAATGCTTCATTACCCGTGGCAAATGTCCCTGAGACAGCCCTTTGAGTCGTATCGTAACTTTCAGGGTTTTCAAATGCCGAAGCGACCAATAAATGCGGGGTCGCACTACCAGTCGTGACATTAAACAACCAAACTCGTCCTAAATGGACAACCCCGTATTTTGCGAATAGTGAAGCACCAAGACCTGTTGTTAGAGTGGTGAAAGAAGTCCCATCCCATTTTTTAACGACCGTGGATTTGGTTATGTCGGTAATGACAGAATAACCACCTAACGCCCAAGTCGTGCCTCTTAATTTACTTCCTGAAGCGACCGTCCCTTTGGAAGTGAAGGTCGAAGTCCCATTCCAGAGATAGACTGTATCTCCAGATTGAACTAGAGTCGTTTCGGTATCGTCATTCTTGATAAGCTGAATAAAACCGTTTATCGAAGCCGCGTTTGTCGCGGTTCCTAACAGGTCGAAAGGCTTGCGAGGATTGAAATGAGTATTAACTGACCCTAGTTCAAAATTATACCCAGAAATACAATCTTGAGGGTTTACAAGACTAACGTCCTGTTCGTTAAGTCCACCCTGAAAGGTCAATTCCGCCATTAGTAATAACCATGTCCGTAGTATTTAGACGGGTTAGTAGGTCTTAAAAGACTGTAAAGACGAGTTTTGGCATTTTGATAAGTCGCGTCTTGAGTCAAAAGACCTTGCGGTTGATTGGAGATCATGAAAAAGAACCGCCTCGCGGCGGCTTGAATGAAAGCATTGGCTTCAATCGTGTTATGAAACGGTAACGTATCGGTTGAATTGGTAACAGAAACGTCTTTTTCATAATCGTAAGACAGTGAACGATTGTTAAAACTGGAATCTGGTACGTTGAAAAACGCGACTTTCTTGGTAGTCGTATCTTCCCAATACCACCAAGTCGGTGCTCCTGAGTCGGTGGCATAAGTATAAATCTGGTCTTTCAGAAGATTCTCACCACCTGTATATTCGTAAATCCTGACATTCCGGGTGGAGTCGTAGAAGGAAGGATTGTCCCCAAAAAATCTGACAAAATCCGAGGCAAGTGCGTATGTCCTTGTCCCTGTGAGAAGCGTTACCGTGTCAGAAGTCTTTTCATAAGAAATAAGACGATCAGACACGATCTCCGATAATTCATCCTGAATCGCTATCTGAGCAATTTGAATATCAGCGGAATGTTGGGTATCTGAAAATGTCGTGATGGCGTCATCGTCACCGCGTAACACGCCATTAATTCTAAGCAGACGATTAACCCCTGTTATGAAATCCATATATTATATTTCCTAACATTTTCTGTTGCCGTAAGTATTTGTAAATTGTTTTCAACATGAAGACCGCAAACATTTTTCCCACATAAAGGAACATCATGATCCACATGATGTTTTATATTTTTACTTATTGTCAGTTCCTGAGCTTTTTTATAAATCGAAACTATCTTTTCTATATCGGCCCATTTTGGGGTGGCATTTAATTTTGTAGCTTCTCGTTTTGCCACCCATGCAATAACGCGATGCTTGTTTTTAGAACGCCATTTTTTAATTCTGGCATCTTCTTTTTTCTTCCATTCAGGATCGCCTTGTCGTTTAGTGCTTCTTGATTCTGAACGTTTTATTTTATGTTTATGCCATGATTCTTTGCATTTTTCTTTAAAATATTCTCTATGTTCTTGAAAATAACGTTCACCATAAGCAAGAACTTTATTTCTATTTCTTACATAGTATTCTCGCGTATTTTTCCTGAATTTTTCAGGATCAGAATCATATCTATTTTTAGCTGATGCTTTCATACATAATTTGCACCAACGCTGTTTACCGTCTGGCGTATCTTTACATCCATCATAGAATTCATCTGATGGCTTATTTGTTTTACATTTAGAACAAATTTTCATTCTCTTATTTTAAGAGAAATGGGGCCAGTTTCCCAGCCCCATTTAACTACTGCTGATTACTTATATAATGGATTTAGCCAACGTATGTACCTTAACAATCCATGTTCCATTCAATATTTTCGACGCATGCCACGCCTTCCAAGCGATAGACCCGACTTCATCAAACATATCCGCCACACCCGAAGAACCGGGTTTCTTGTGGATAAGCATGACGGCCTGCTCTTTCTTCTCGTACATCTTGTTGACACCATCGGAATAAGCAACTCCCAGACCGATAGTACCAATGGCTTCCTTGCCATAAATATACGAAGTATAAACGTCATTTTCATCCGCAGACGTTGAAGAAGTAGCGCGGAATACACTGGAAGTCGATGTCGTCGCGGCAGCGGTCTGAATCGGGGCGATTTCAGACATGACCCAACGGACACCATTGATGGCACCAAATTCACCCACCAAGGTCTCGGTATATCCACCGTACTGCTCCACACCGATGAATCCGGTGAGTTGGCGAATATCTTCCGCTA